ATGAAGCGCCATAAAATTAAAGGCTAAATCGCCGGAATCAAGATGGACTCGAACCTTTGGTATGTGCGCCTCGACACAGATTGCCCCCTTGGTAAAGCTGGAGAGATTATCCTGGCGAGTAAAGCGGAGAAATCGACGGGCGGCGAATTGGAGATTGAACAATGAATGAGCAAGAGACTGAACCTACGTTTACGGCGGATGACATGAGCGACTGGAAAGCCTATGAACGCGTCCGGAAGGGCGGGAGATATAATATGTTCGATCCGCGTGCGAGACGCGCAACTGGACTCAGCGGAGAGCGATACAAGTTCGTAATGCGACATTTCTCGGAACTCAAAGATGTCATACTGAAGCAGGATGAGCGAACCTAAATTCCATCGCGGCCAGCATCTCATTGGCGTCAGAGGGGGCATCTGGGATTACTGGGTCGAAACATTTCACCCAGAGAGCAAGCAATACGAGTTGCGGCTTAACCTCATGCACCCATTTACCGTGCGCATCAGCCAGAATGAGGTTGAGGCGTATTACAAGTTGGGGGAGGGAGATAAAGACCTATGACCCCCACGAACGGAGAGTGCATCCTTGATGAAGCCAAGCGGCTCGTGTACGGGGATAGATGCAACGATTACGGGCATCCTGCAGACGATTACGCCAAGGTTGCGAAGATTTGGACCGGCATTCTATTGCCGAAGCTCAAGGAAGGCGTGGAGATTACCCCTGTGGACGCTGCGCTGTGCATGGTGGGCATCAAGATCGCCCGTGAGGCTAACCGCCCAAAGAGGGATAATCTCGTGGACGGAGCTGGATATTTCGCGGTGATCGAGAGGATTCGACAGAGAGAGGCTCGGGCCTGACTTTAGGAATTTATGAAAACTAACGTAAATATAGACAAGGTAGTTGGGATATTGCGGGGCGCGATTGAAGAATTGCGTGGCGAATTGGAGAAGGACGAGCCCACGGAATACGTTTGCAAGCTGATGTGCGAAGATGGCATGCACTGCATCGAGCTTCAGCCTTCGCACCCCGCATTCAGGGTTGACTATGAATTTTTCGAGATAGAACTGCCCGGGAAATGCAGGGAATGGGGCAAGCCTAAATGGTGCAAAGTGCTGGGGAAAGGCGGCTACACGGTTTATCCGCGCAAACCAATTACCATGAGCCGCCCCGACCTGACATGGGGGTACACAGACGTTGTGTCGCTGAACCTTCACCGGGATATTAAATGGATGGAGTAGTTAAAACACCGGCCATTTCGCGGCGATTGAAAGGATCAGGCAGAGAGAGGCGGAAGCGGGATAAGCTTATGAAAACCGAACAGAGCAAGCGAAAAGGTAAGGCGGCTGTTGATTGTGCCGCATGGATGGGGAAAAGCATCAACCAGTGGCCGCGCTCCGCGCTGCTGGCGCTGCCGCATCGGAAATGGGATAACGAAAGCCCACGATATGACTCCCTGCTTATCTTCAGCACCGGCAAGAAGCATGACTCCGGTTGGGCGATGATGGCTATAGTCGGCGTTAGAAAGCAGCAGCCGGTGGAAATTTGCACCTGTTGCTCTGACGACATCGAATGGAAAATGCCAGCCGCAAGGCTATTTGGATTTGCAAAAGAATTTACAATCGGCCAGTATCGGAGCGACTGCGCTATTAAGTCCGGGGCGCTCCATGTCTGGACTGACGCAGGAGAATTTAAGGTCGGCGCCAGCCTGGGCAGCACAGACATCGAGCTTTGCCCTAAAAAGCAGTCCTAGGCGGAATAACTCGCCTAAAACCTCCAGCCGACTTGTCCGGTAACATTTGACTTGTCCGGTGCCATTTTGGTTCCATGCTCACACCGCCACGAACCACTATCAACACCTTACGCAACGATTCTTCGGGCGATATTTCTAGCGGTGTAATAGCTGAGTAAATCCACAACCCTTTGACGCTCAGTGTGGATTGCAAAATGCCCAAACATGTAAAGCCTAATACACCTAGAGATTGTCGATCAGGAAGAATTTGAAGGCAAATCGTTGGACATAAACGGTTATTACACCGGGGATTTTACAAACTGGTGACAGAATCAAATCTGCACGGTAAGTAAATGGGAGTGAGACGCATATGGCTGTGGCATCTCGGGCGGGTTATTGCGGCCAGCGTAATAGTCCAAAACCCAAGCTGGATCTCCTGAGCTTGGCAGGAAGCTTAGCTCCGGGCGCTTTTCGGACATGCGCGAGCCGTAAATCGTTTCTATCATAGCCACGTTAGTATGTCCCAGCTTGGCGGCTACAATGCGGTCATCGGGCTCAATTTGGCGCAGGACGGAGGCGTAGAAGGATCTGGCACCATGAGCTGTTACAGTCTCGATTCCCAGACGCTTGCAGACGTTCGATAGCGAGCGGGTGAGAGCCCCGTTTGAAAGTGGTTCTTGACGATTGCGACCGGGAAACCAATAAGGCGACGATTTGCACTCTTCAGCGTGCCAGAACTCCCACGCCTTCAGTAAATCCTTAGCAGGATCAGATAGTGCCAGGACCCCATGGGGATTACGAGACATTCCAGCCTGCATTTGTTTCCCCCGAGCCACGACGATTTCCGAGTCATTGTAATACCCCGGAGGCTTAACGGTGCCATTGGATTTGGTATCCAAGCGCAGTTTCCGCAGCTCTCCGCAACGGCATCCTGTTAGACACAGGAACAGCCAGAGAAACCCAGTGCTACGAGAGCGCGGGTTATCCAGCAGCACCCTCCCAATCTTATGCACTTCATCGCCGGATTGCGGGGCTCTCTCAGTCGAATGCGACACCTCCTCGGCGCGTTGAAATCGAGTCCTGCCATGGAAAGGATCATTCTGGGTTATCTCAAGTCTGCGAGCCCAGTTGAAAAGGGACGCGCAGGCTGCTAACTCTATGTCAGCGACCCTGGCCCCGGAGCACCCCGCCTTAGCTACGTTCTTGGAACGCCATGCTCCATACTGCGCGATGGAACGGGTGCCTAGCGTGTGAACGTCTTCCTTACCGAAATACTCCAGGGGTTTAACGAGCGAAGCCTTGGCGCGACACACGTAATCCTCATTTCGAGCCCTGCCGTTTCCGTCTGGGCATCCCGAATCAAGCCAAGTTTGAGTCAGCTCATTAAAGGGATGCCGCAGCCTGAACGCGCTCAACTGCGATTCCGCGAGTGCCGCAGCGGGAGTGCGGGCCTTGAGTTGCCGCAATGTCCGCACGCCTGCTACGGTTGGCCTGGAATAAAACCTGCCATTATCGGCTTGGTAAATCCCCTTGGAGATTTTCTTGAGCTTCATTCCTCGCTCATTTCCTTGGTGCCCTTATTGTAATACCAGGCTCGCAGTGCCCTTTTGACCAGCTCCGACTTTGATACCCCAAGGGCACGCGCCTCCTTTTTCAGCGCGGCATTGAATTCCTTGTGGACCCACAGGCTCAGGAGCTTCTTGTTCGGTTCCCTCTTGTTTGGCATGTTGTTGTTCCAACAGCGCGATAACGAACTCCACCGCCGTGATGCCAAAGCACCTCGCGCACTTTTGGATTTTAGATTTCGTCTCACTTTCAATTTGTATTTTCAGTTCGGTTAGCGGCGACATGGCATTATTATTTGTTGCGCACGCATAAAATGGGCCATGGCCAAACTTTGTCAAGGGTTATTTTCTATGACACCACTTAGTTATTGTGACCATAACCACTACTGATTCAGGGTTTACTGCGGTAAAATAGTTGCAGAATGTGCTTGCGGGTGTATTACGTTAAACCCTATATTCGCATCATGCGAACCATAAAACCCACCAAGCGCATTGACGCTTTGGTGGATCAGTGCACCCGGAAAGCGGTGCAACGGGTGTTGAAACAAAGACACCATGACGCTGTTGAGGCTACAGAAGAAATCATCACAGCAGGATTGAAAGCCATGAGAAAGGAATCGAATGAAAAGTGAATGGTTGAGATATGAGGATGCGGAGATGGCGAGACTAGAGGGGAAGCGGGTGCAATGCTTCCTTAGCTCCCCGTCCACATGGCAGGACTGGAAGCAGGACGAACAATGTGTAAAATCGTTTTGCTACCGACTCGCGCCGGAAGTATCCGAGCTTCAGCCGGTGAAGGACAGAACAAACATGGAGCGCATAGCGGATGCGCTTGAGGCCATTGCAGCTTGGTCAAAGGAGGTGCCAAATGCCAAATCTTAACCGCGTGGAGGTTGCTGGTCATCTCGGCAGGGACGTTGAACTTCGTTACGCGGCTAACGGCAAGGCTATTGCCAACTTCTCTCTGGGCGTATCGTCCAAGCGTGGCGCTGGCGATGCCGCCACGGAAGAGACGTATTGGGCGAATTGCTTGTGCTTCGGCAAGACAGCGGAGATTATCGCTCCGTTCAAGAAGGGCCATCCATTTTATGTGGAAGGCAAGTTGACGGAGGATAAATGGACCGACAAGAACACGGGTCAAGAACGGCGGGCGACAAAGATCATGGCATTCCACGTATGGCCATTGGAACGAGCGCCTAAAGGTCCGCAGGCTGACACGGGCGAGGCCGGGCGCATGGCGGCAGGAGCTACGGCTGAGCCGGGTGACGAAAATTATCAGCCTTTCTGATGGCTCAAATCCCCCAATCTGTCGAGCTTGAGGAGGGTTGCATTGGTTGCATGCTGGCTCAGCCGAGGGACGCGGTAACGGAGTTCGTTGCCAAATACCCGGCTGGGCCACGCCTCTTCTGGGATGAGCGGTTGCGGCTCATCGTGGAAACCCTGATTTCCATGGTGGATGAGGCTAAGCATATTGATTCCATCACCCTTACCGACGAGCTAAAGAAACATAAATCGCTGGAAAAATCAGGAGGGCATGCGTATCTAGGCAAACTATGGGAGCTGGCAACCTCAACGGGGGGGCTGGTCTACTACGCGGATCAGTTGGTAGATTTGCACGTATCCAGGCAACTCGTGCTTATGGGCGACAAGCTCAAGACGCTGGGGTTCGAGCGGAAGGGCAAGGCTGCTTTGGAGGAAGTTGAGCGGGAAGTCCTGGCCATTGGCGAGGAGGGATTGAACTCCGAGGATATTGATCTCAAGGAATTGGTGCATGGGGCTATCCTGCGGCTGGAGGAATCATGGAAACATGGAACGATACGCGGGCTTACCACGGGTTTATCGGATCTTGACAAGCTTCTGCGCGGGATGAAGCCGGGGCATCTAATCCTCATCGCAGCGCGACCCAGCAAGGGAAAAACCTCTCTGGCAATGAACATCGTGGAGAGCGTGGCCATAAAACAACAGGCTCCCGTGGCCGTGTTCAGCATGGAAATGCCAAGGGAGGAGCTTGTGGACCGGCTATTGAGCAGTGTTGCGCGCATTCCATTGACTAACTTCATTCCTGATAAGGCCACTAACCATGATTTCGCGGCTATTACCGGCGCATCAGTGTTGATTTCAGCGTCACCCATCCGAATCAACGACACGGGCGGGCTAACGATAGGATCGCTCAAGGCTCTTTCCAGGCGCATGGTACAGCGGCACAAATCCCAATTGATCGTGGTAGATTACATCCAATTGATGTCTGGGGCTGGCGGAAAGAACGGGAATCGAGAACAAGACATCTCTGAGATTAGCCGTGGGCTCAAGGCAATGGCTAAGGAGCTTAAGTTGCCCGTGCTCGCGTTGAGCCAATTGAACCGGCAAATGGAAACTGACGGGCGCGAGCCAAGGCTTAGCGATTTACGCGAGTCCGGGTCTCTGGAGCAAGATGCGGACGTAGTTGTAATGATTCACGACACATGCGATGACAGCGTAAATGCGCGGGAAGTTAAGCTTCTCGTGCGCAAGAATCGAGGGGGAGCAACGGGGGTAGTGCCCGCGATGTTTTTGCGGGACATAACTAGGTTTGAATGCAAAGCGAGGATAACCAAACAGGACGAGTTTTAATGAAAGGATCTATGTTAACGATTGAACAGTTGAAGTTGTTGGCCGCATGCAAGGTGCCCATTCAGGAAAAGTATGGCTTTGAATGGTATGACGATGACAGCGAAGACTGTAGTTGGGGCTTTTGCTGCTCGCCGGAAAACCCCCGCGTCAAACCCGGCGCTACCTTCGGCGGGGCAATTGCTGCAAAGCTTAAGGAGGCAGGCGTGCCGTTGGAAAACAATTTTAATGGTGGTGGTTCTTGGTGGCCAGAGCTACCAACCGACGCAGCCCCCCACGAAGGCGATTGCTTTACCTATCGCGTAACTGGCACGGGCATTGAGCAACCAGACAGGCCCGAGCACCGCGCGCCCTTCATCGCCCAGAACTACCTTGTATTGAACTTCGAGTGCAACCTAATCGAAGCTCGGTTTGCCACGCTTGCAGAAGCTGAGGCTAAGGCTAAGGCGATGGCTGAGGACGAGGGATGCCGCTACGAGGTATTGCAGTTCCTTTGCGCCTACAAATGCGAGCCAACAGCCGTGCGAGTGGAGGTATAACATGAGCACGCGACTACTTGGGAGGAGAGAGGCGGCTGAAATGCTTGGGGTATCCCCGTGGCATGTGGACGCGCTATGGAGACGCGGCGAGTTACAGGCGTATCAAATCGCGGGTAAAGGCACACGGAAATACTACGAGAACGACGTTCTAGCACTTATTAAACCGGCATGAGCTACTCTCTAATCAGCAAAACCATACTGAAGGCTCGCACGGCGCATTGGTGCATTTGGTGCGGCGAAGCGATATTTCGCGGGGAATCCTACGTCCACGAAGCATCTAAATACTCAGGGGATCTGCAGGACCATCGGTGGCACCATGAGTGCCAAAAGGCTTCCGGTGAATGGTTTCACGACATAGACGAGGAATTTACGCCCTATTCATTTAAGCGGGGCACAATCGACGAAAGGTAAACCATGAAATATCTAATCTCATTTGACGGCACGGCAGAGGTGGGCGGGGATGACAAGGATAAGGCGGAAGCCACATTCCTTGAGGTTGCGGAGCTAGTTGGGTGGAACGTGGATATTGAGAGCACAGAGATAATTGACCATGAGGATGACGGAATATGAGCAAATTCAACAAGGCAGTTAAATCACAAAGTAAACTGCGGTGCGCCATATTTGGCCCTAGTGGCAGTGGGAAAACCTACACGGCGCTTCGTATCTCCAAGGGCCTTGGTGGTCGCACGGCTCTCATTGACACGGAACGCGGGAGTGCCAGCAAGTATGCGGATCGCTTCGAGTTCGATGTTGCAGAGGCTATCGAGCATGGGATTGACGCCCTCGTGGGATTCATCAGTGACGGGCACGGCTACGATAACCTAATTATCGACTCGCTGAGCCATAGTTGGCAGGAGTTGCTAGAGGACATTAACCGCATTGCCAAGGCGAAATATCAGGGGAATACGTGGAGCGCGTGGAATGAGGGCACACCTAAGCAGAAGCGGCTGGTAAACGCCATTCTCAACTTTCCCGGTCATGTTTTGGCTACGATGCGGAGCAAGACTGAGTGGGTGCAGGAGAAGAATGAGCAGACTGGTAAGAATAAGCCGGTGCGGGTAGGGCTCGCCCCAGAGCAAGGCAAGGGAATTGAATACGAGTTTGACATGCTCCTTGAGCTTAACCCCGAGCATTTCGGAACGGTGCTAAAAGATCGCACGGGCAAGTTTCAAGACCAGATCATTGAGAAACCCGGCGAGGATTTCGGCATTGCCTTGGCTAAATGGCTGACCGAAGGGGAGGTTGCGCAGGCCATGCCCGAGGACCCATCCACATTAAGAGACAAGCCCCTTTGTGAAACCATTATGACATTCGGGACCGTCAACAAGGGCAAACAGTTCAAGGATATTGCACCCGCTGACCTGGAACGGGCAGCAGGCTATAACAAGCCGTTGCCGCCCAATGATGTCATTTGCCAAGCTCGCATCAAGGAATACCTCCTTCGCCTAGTTAAAGCTAGCGAGGTTGCCCCATGATTGATCCGGCCCTACTAGACGCGCTGCTCAAGAGCTATTTCCGCGTAGCGCGACTAGAGAACTACCCGCACACCCCAGAGCTAACAAAGGAAGCTGACGCGCTGGAGTCCGCTATCCGCAAACTTAAAGAACAATGAACAAGGAAGAGGCAAGTTACATCGTCGTGCTCCCCGGAGCGGCTCATCCTATCATCGCTGAGGATGTATCGCTGAAGGTTGCGTATGTTGAGGCTCAGAATGCCGTTGCGCACGGAGCACCAGAAGCGCATGTCTATCGCCGGGTCGGAGTGAACAAGCGCACGGAGGTTAAGATGGCATGGGTGCCGGTGGTCAATGTGCCGGTGGATTTCAATGAGTGGGCGCAGTCGCCTGAAGCTATGGAGATACGATGACCAATAAAGTCAAATACGAGCGGCTTAAGAGCCATCAAGAATACCTCACCATGGACGGCACGAGGCCTCCAGGTGTCACAACTGTCCTTGGCGTCAAGGCTAAGCCCGCCCTCATCAACTGGGCATGGAAAGAGGGCAAGGCTGGGCGTGACCTGAATAAAGTCAAACAGCAAGCCTTTGACGTTGGCTCATGCTTTCATTTCATGGCGGAATGCCATGCTAAAGGAGTTGAGCCGGATCTGGATTGCTTCTGCAAGGATGACATCGACAAGGCAGAGAATGCGTTCATCAAGTTCCTTGGATTCTGGGAACAGGAAGGGCTGGTGACTGTCGCCACGGAGTTGCAGTTAGCAAGCAGCACATTGGGCTTCGGAGGAACATCCGACTTGATCGCCATGGACAAGGGCGCTAAGACTACGGTTATCGACTTCAAGACAAGTAAGGCGGTCTATTCGGAATACAAATGCCAGCTAGCAGCCCTGGAACATCTATGGAACTCGGGCGATATTACGATGATTAACGGTGTGGCCGTTCCGCGTAAGGCTCCCGTGGCAACTATCGAGCGCAGAATAATCCTGCGCGTTGGAAAGGAAGATTTAGGTGACTTTGAGGCGGTGGAGGTGTCAGAGGCCGAATCACATGACAGGCTGGAAGAGTTCTTTGCCTGCCTGCGGTTACATCAATGGAGCGAATCAAACAAGAGGAAATGGAAATGAGAAACGACACTGTAGGTATTCGCCAGGGTGATTGGGAAGAGGCGCAGCCGTGGAAGACTAAACGCTGGTGGGCTGAGACTAACGGCATGCTCACTCGCGGGATGAGAAATGCAGGATACTCGGTCTACGGCATGGCAGAGCGTATCAACGGCGAGACGGCTAATGCCATTACACTGAGAGGACAAGCGAATGAAGGTTAATCCCAATTTACCAGCGTTTGCTCGCCCAATGGGGTATAATCCAGACGGCCTTTGGAATAATAGCCAAACAGGGTTAACAATCCGTGAATATATTGCAACGCAATCTATGGTTGGACTGTGCGTCGATCACCACAGCGGAGGCCCAATTGGGAATGCGAGGCGGGCCGTCGAGTTCGCTGACGCGCTAATCACTGAACTTAACAAGGAGGCTAAGAGTGAAGTATAACCCCGCCGTGGTCTTAGCCTACTTCCGAGACATGGGATTGCCCGTGCCTAACACGGAGCATAGGTTCGATGAGAATAGGCGCTGGAGATTTGATTTCTCGTGGTACGCTGAAAAGGTAGCACTCGAAGTTGAGGGTGGAGTTTGGACAGGCGGGAAACACGGGCGCGGCTCAGGCATCGTCAAGGACATCGAGAAATACAACGCGGCTACTACTGCCGGATGGCGGGTGCTGCGAGTGTTACCCAAGGAACTTTGCACAAACGCAACTATTGCCATGCTGTCAACAGCCCTGGCACTTAAACGATGAACCCATACATTCTGCTTTGGGCGGTCGTATTGCTGCTCATAGTCTGCTGGCTTTTGGATCGCATCACCCCTAAAACATGAAAAGAGTACTCGTCATATCAGACACGCACTGCGGGCATCTCGTTGGGTTGACTCACCCTGGCTGGTGGGTGCCTGAAAAGGAAACCAAAGGCAGTCGCACCAAACGCAATAAGTATGCCGCCACGCAACGTCAATGCTGGCAGTTCTGGGCGGATGGAATCAAGAAGCATGGTCCGTTTGATGTAGTGCTATTCAACGGAGACGCTATCGACGGCAAGGGGGATCGCTCTGGGGGCACTGAGCAGATCACCACCGACCGCGAGGAGCAAGCGGAGATGGCGGTAGCGGCTATCAAGCCAACAATGAACGCCAAGACGCAGTTGATCATGTCATTTGGGACGATGTACCATACGGGTCGGGATGAGGATTGGGAGAGTCTTGTAGCCTCGGATCTTGGCGCTAAAAAGATTGGCTCCCACGAGTGGGTGGATGTCGAGGGCGTCGTATTCGACATGAAACATCATGTTGCGTCGAGCGGTATCCCCCACGGCAGGCACACTGCGGCGGCGCGGGAGAACCTATGGTCTATCCTCTGGGCTGAGCGCGGCATGGTGCCACGGTCAAAAACGAATACCATCATCGTTCGCAGTCATGTCCACTACTTTAGCTACTGCGGAGGCGTGGATTGGATGGCGCTTACCACCCCAGCATTGCAGGGGCTTGGCACGAAGTATGGAGGCAGGGTCTGTTCCGGGTTAGTGGACTTTGGGTTTCTAGTGTTTGAATGCAACAAAGGAGAATACAAATGGACAAGCGAAATCGCTCAGGTAAAGTCGCAACAAGCC